TCCCGATATTACCGACAGCGGTAATCTGCACATTGTTCGCCCAACGGGGAGAACATTCGACCGCAAGGCCGTTTCCGATATACACGCCGATGTGTCCCGTAGTCCACACCACTTCGCCGGGGTCAACCTTGTCCCACCCGGAAGCAGTAGCGTCCTTGCACCTTTTAATCATGGTGTCAGCGCCCTCGTCAGGTACGCCGTTGGTGGCGTACTTCGCACCGCCGTAGGACTTGGTTTTATCACCAGTCCAGCCCCATAGAACGGCTTTGATAAGGTTCACACAGTCAAAGCCGAAGGTGTCAGGGGTCGCCGCCATAATCATAGAGGTACGAGCTGCCGCCATGTTGTAGGGGTGGTTCTTGATATACCGAGACTTATTTGTGTCGGTCAGCGGCGCACCAAAGCACCCCATGACATACAAGGTCTTGTAGTGCTTGGCAATATCAACGACCTTAGCGACCAATTCACTTGATTTCATCATAGCTCTTGTCCTCCTTGGTAGCGTCCAAAATGGCCTTAAATTTCGTAAATGCTTCTGCGATGTACTTGCAGGACACCATGAGTACCGCCCCAATAATCACCAAATTGCTGAAAATATCCACATACTCAGCCGGAATTTCCCACCCGACCATATCCGCAAACAGCGGCAGCGTGGTAATAGCCACACACAGCAGGGTCAGACCGCAGACAAAAGCGGTGATCTTCAAGCCGGAGTTTATCAGCTTTTCCTTGCTGAACGGTTCCAGCAGGACTTTGATGTTGTAATACAGAGAAAAGGATACATTGGAAAGGTAGGCACACAGAAAAATCAGCATAGCCCAGCCGATGTTCGTCAGGTTGTGCAAAATGGTTTCGAGCATAATTTTTACCTCCAATTTTTAATTTAGGTGAGTTAGGTGAGTAATCGGGCGTTTTTCCTATAAACTCCCTCTAATACGCGCATACTAAGAGAAAGTTATAGGGATTTTGACCCGATTACTCACCTTTTTCACCTTACTTTCGGGTCATGCAGGCTTGTGAAAGCCCTCCAAGTCCTCGATACGGTGGTTGATGACCTTGATCTGTTCTTCAACCACAGGTACACGCCTTGCAAAATTGTTGTGTTCCCGCACTTCACGGGTCAGTTCGTTCAACTTGGTTTCGATGACCGCCTGCTGCTTGTCCAGTTTTGCGTCAACCTTGCTGGCAGACTTGCCGGACGAGTAGATGATACCAAGCAGGCTCAGACCACCCGTGATAATAGCGACCAGAATTGCGTCACTCATGTCCTGCCCCCCCCTTTTTTTACTTGCCGGTGTATTCTTCCCAGCCAGCGGGATAAGCGTCCGGGGAATACACATTTCCGTCAATCAGACTGCGGTACAGCTTGTCGTTGTAGCTCACGATGTCACCCTTGTTGTAAGCGTCATGAGCGCCTGTGGGCTGAGTCCACACGGGATAGCCGGAGGGGGTCAGGCCAATCGGAGTGTAGAGAGCGGGAAGTGCGTCAGGCTTCCAATCTGCTTGGGAAGTGTGCGCCTGTACTACCTTGTAGAGCTGCGGGTCGCCTACACCGTTCACACCGTAGGTGAAATAATCACCAACAGCATAGGCATGACCAACCTGATAGGGGTCATAGATGGTTGCAACCACCATTGCAGAGTCTTCGTCAAGGCTTTTGGCGAACATCTGAACAGCCTTGCGGAACTGCTCAGAATTACGAATGTCGTTCGGGTCAGTCAGCAGAGCGGTCAGACTGGAAGCGTAAACGCCATCGTCCACTTCTTCGACCGAAACCGTTTCAGCACCGTCCAGTTCGGGGTGTCCGTTGACATGGTACACGGTGCCGTTCAAGGCAATACCCTGTGCATTGTCCTCGACCGTCAGGCCGTAGCAGCCGTTTTCCTGCATACATACCCAAGTTAGATTGCTTACAATGCCGAGAACCTTGTCTTCCTTGATGATTTTATACATGGCTTTTCCAACCTTTCTCGTCCGGGTAGAACCCGTACAATGATTTGAAATACTGATTAGTGCGTTGCCGCACCTTGAAGCTATGACCTCGCTTCATGTGACCGTGGTAGGAGTCTACGGAACACCGAATATCAGCCAAGGTCATTTCGCCCCGGTCGAGCTTTCCTCGGAAAGCCCTGAGCTTGTGTCGAACGATTTTTGTTGAGTCCCTGTTCATCTTCCGAACAACCTTGCCGGTCGGTGTGATGATGAACCTCGTTTTCAACCAGCGGTAATAATCTCTCAGGGGAATAACCCTTGTCTTCTTCAAGTTCAGTTCCAGACCGCACTTCTCGCAGATGATCTTTAACCCGTCCATACAGAGATACAGGTCATCAATGTCAGGGCTGATTGCCACACCATCGTCCATGTATCGCTCATAGGCTTTGATAAAGCCCTATAAAGGCCGGAAATATAATCCCGCTTTTGTTTGGGTGTGCGTGGGTTGAAAGGCGGTGAAAGCGTGTATTTAATTCTTTTGCTGCTTTTGTTGCCGGTTCAAATCCTGATTGAAATATTGAAATTGAATAAGTGAACGCCGCCCCGGTGCTATTCCGGGGCGGTTGTTTTTTGCGCTTTCCGGTCTGATCTGGGCGGCGTGAATGGGTAACGGGGGCGGGGGATATGCCAGCGGCAGCGAGGGCGGGGTAAGCTGAAAAATACCCGCAAAAAATAAAAAGGTCAATTTCAAGAAAACGCTTGACAATAAAACACTTGATATGTATAATAAAGCCGAGGTGATAAACATGAGAGGTCGAGAAATCCTGAAAGAGATCATGGCTTCCAAGTCTCTTTCCAACGCTGAACTCGCAAAAAGACTCAATGTCTCTAACGCTACGATTTGGGAGCGTCTGAACAACAAAAACGTCAAGGACATTCCCGTGTCCCTGCTGACCACTATGCTCAGAGCGATGGATTACAAGGTCATCGTTGTTCCTGCCAATACCCGTCTGCCGGAAGGAGGTTTTGAAGTTGAATGACGCATACAAGCTCGTTCCTCACGGCGAGGTCATCAAGAAAGACAGCACCGTGGTCATTCCGTCCATCTTCATGTTCAAGGGCGGAGCGGGAGAGTGCTATCCCTTCCTGAAAATGTGTGGGGACAATAACTGCATTGTTCACTTCAAAAACGAAAATCTGACCATTTACCCCGATCGGCAAGATGACAGCGTATCCCTGAAACTTCTCATTTATCTTGCGATTGCAGGAAGTCATGAGTTTGGCGATGACTTCATTCGATACCTTAACAACATGGAGAAAATGTCGTGGGAAGCGGTGAGTGTTCAATGAAATACTTCCTTGGTCGTGTGTCCAGCAAGGAACAGAACCTTGCTCGGCAGCTCAAGGTCGCTCGTGAGAAGTTCGATATTCCTGACGAGAATGTGTACTGCGACAAGATCACGGGAAGCAGCTTCGACCGTCCTCAGTACAATGCTCTGAAAGCCATTGTGCGGGAAGGTGACGAAGTCATCGTTAAGGAGTTCGACCGCTTTGGGCGCAATAAAGACGAAATGAAGCGAGAACTGGAATGGTTCAAGCAGAAGGGCGTGATCGTCCGTATCCTCGACATTCCGACCACGCTGATTGACTTCAAAGACCAGACATGGGTGCTGGAAATGGTCAACAACATTCTGATTGAAGTCCTTGGTGCTGTTGCCGAGCAGGAGCGCAAGAAGACCAAACAGCGGCAGGCTGAGGGTATCGCCGCCATGCCGATTGTCGATGGCAAGCGGGTGTCGGTGAAGACCGGCAGAGGGTTCGGCAGACCTGCTTCCGAGATTGATGACGAGCAGTTTGAAAAACTCGCTCAAAAACAAAAAGACGGTCTTATTACCGTGGCGGACTGCTGCCGGGAACTCGGCATTAGTCGGTCTATATGGTATGACCGGGCAAGAAAGGTTGGTTGATAATGGCGTACTATCAGTTTTCATTACCCATGACTACCAGCGAAAGCTATCAGCTTATCAAAAGAGTCTGTGAACACTCTTGTACTGTTAAACAGGAGTGTCCGAATGAGAGCATTGAGGTTCGGACAAAGTTTCGCATGGGGAAGGGTTCTCTCCCGTTTGTGTTTTATCTGAGGGAACTGGAAGACGGAACTGAAATCATGGTCAGCTCGGATAACGCAACACTTACGGGCGCTTTGGTGGCGATGAATGGAAATAAACCAGAAAGCGTTTGGGATTTGCCGGATAAAGAATGGAGTGATCTCATTGAGGATTTCCGAAAAGAATATCCCACCTTCCCCTTGCAAGTTGGAAAGCCTGTTCCGGTTGCCGCTGAGCCTTGTGATGATGGCATGGGGCAGGAGTCAATTAGCCGGGGCAAAAATGTATCTCTCGGTAGAGCGGCGGTTGGCGGTCTGATGTTTGGCGGCGCCGGTGCCGTGGTAGGAGGTTTTAGTGGCATCAAAAAGGCTACGAGCCAATCCCGAAACATCTTTTCTGCTACCGTTCTTTTCAGGGTGCTTTACAGCAACGGAAGGTTGATTGAGAGAACGGTCAAGAAAAACAGCCGGGAGTTTGCCGAGCTGATAGCAAAATCCAGATAATCGGCTTCTGCAAGGGCAGGAGTGACAGCCATAACGGGCTAAGAGCGGATGCGAAAAGCTGCTGTTACAAATGCCCTGTAAAATTTCCTGCTTATTTCTCCGTGTTTATATCGGATTCGTTGTAGTTCACACAGGCTGCTCAAAAGCTCATA